TATTATTGAGGATCTAATAGCGGAGGCGCTTGATGCTTGATGAACTTATATACGCACTATCTAAAGACCCATTTGACCCACAGTTAAACTTTGAGGTCGCGGTTGAGTACGAGAAGGCAGACCAGATAGCGAGCGCAGTTTCTTTCTATTTACGCACCGCCGAGTATGGCAAAGAGTGGGGCGATGTTTATGTTTATACCTCGCTGCTTAAACTTGCCAAATGTTTTAACGAACAGACAGACCGCACAACAACAGTTTCTAATTGCCTCATGCAAGCAATCGGCTACGACCCTGATCGCCCAGAAGGATTCTTCCTCTTGTCGCAATTCCACGAACGCCAAGGTAACTGGCGCGAGGCTTGGGTTTATGCTCGAATTGGTCAGAATGTTTCAGGCGATGACTTTGGATACAACCCACTTCCGACAGATGTTGGCTATGTGGAGTACGCCTTAGATTTTGAAGAAGCCGTTGCAGGTTGGTGGCTAGGTCGCAGAGATGAATCCATCAGAATCTTCAATGAGTTGCTTTCTATGGAGATCAGCGATGAGTACCGCAAAGCGATAGAGGCAAACCTTGCCGTTATTCTTTGATATTGGTGCCAATCGGGGAGATGCAACAGTAGTTGCGCTCGCTCTTGGCTATAAAGTAATTGCGTTAGAGCTTTCACGCGTTTATAGCCAACTGGTTAGCAATTTTATCTACAACCCTAATGTCGTTCCGTTAAAATATGCCGCATCGGATAAGGACTACCAGCGCGTAGAGTTTTATGAAGCCGAAGAAGATGGATTAAGCACTCTAAATAAAGAATGGCTAACTGCCGACACAATGCCGTATAACGGAAAGCCGTATCGCGTAACTTTTGCTAACACTATAACGATTGACACTCTTGCCAGTATTTACGGAGAGCCTGATTTAATTAAGATAGATGTTGAAGGCGCAGAATGGTCTGTTCTTAATGGAATGATCTGTAAATACAAAATGCTTACTTTTGAATGGACTCAGGCGACCTTAGACGAACATCGAAAGCAACTGCACTATCTAAAGGCTCTTGGATATACCGAAGTCGCTCCACAGTTTATTGAACCCCATTTAGATCAACCTAGTGACTGGTTTGATATTGACCTTGATATTAAGGATTGGCGCGAAAGTAACGCTAGAGAGTGGGAATTGGTTGGGTGGAGAAAAAATGAACTAAGACCAACTGCTGATGTGGGAATGATGTGGGTGCGTTAGGTTTATTGCTACTATTACGCCAGCCTGATTTACGAGAGGCAAACCAAAGGAGCAAGTAATGGGTCTATTAGACCGTTTTGCAAAGGCAGTAGCAGATCAATTAGAGAAGTCACCTAATCTTCCAGTCGGTTCAGTTACTATGACTGAAACACAGATGCGCAATGCGAGTAATCAAGCAAACAGTTACGGACAATCTGCTGCACTTCCACGCGACCCTAACATCGCTTCTGTTCCCTTCTCACAAGGTATTCCTATTGTTCCGGGCGGTATTAACCCACTTCAAGATCGCGGTCGTCCTGACCCACGCCGTTATGAATTCCAAGTTGCACAGAACATTAACATTACGGAAACACGCCTTGTTCCGTTTAAGACACTACGCGCAGCAGCAGATCAAATTGATATTCTTCGCCGTTGTATTGAAGTATTAAAATCTAAAGTTACTTCTCTTGAATGGGATGTTGTTCTTGGAGAAGATGCCGCAGAACAGTTAATTACTGAAATGGGTGGAGCAAAAGCACAAGCACTTGCTAAGGCTCGTGAACAATTCAATGGAGATATCAATAGACTTCGTCAGTTCTGGGAAACTCCTGATCGTGCTAATGGTTTAATTTTTACTGACTGGTTAAATATGGCACTAGAAGAAATCTTAGTGCTAGATGCTTGGACAGTATGGCCTCAACAAACTGTTGGTGGAGATTTACTTGGACTTCAGATTCTTGATGGTTCAACTATCAAACCACTTATTGATGATCGCGGTATGCGCCCATCAGCACCACATCCTGCCTATCAACAGATTCTTTATGGCTTCCCACGCTCTGAATTTTCAGCACCAACAGAAACAGAATTAACTGATGGAGAGTTCAGTTCAGATGAACTTTCTTACTTAATCCGCAATCGTCGTACAAATACAATCTACGGCTACTCTCCAACCGAACGCGCATTACCAGTAGCCGACCTTTATCTTCGCCGTCAGCAATGGCTTCGCGCTGAATACACCGATGGCGTAACTCCTGAACTTCTTATGAAGACAGATGCTAACTTTGGTAATAATCCTGATCTATTGCGCCGTTATGAAGATATTTTTAACAATGATCTAGCAGGGCAATTAGAACAACGCAAGCGCGTTCGTTTGCTTCCTGTTGGTATGGAGCCAATTCAGTTTGATGGTTATGGCGAGCGATTTAAAGAAACATTTGACGAGTATCTTGTTAATACTATTTGCGGGCATTATGGCGTTATGCCTTCTGAGATCGGTTTCTCTCCTAAAGGTGGACTAGGTGGTTCAGGTCATCAAAAAGGACAAGCAGAGTCAGCAGAAGTAATTGGTGCTATTCCTCTTGCCAACTGGGTCGCTCGTATGATTACTAATCTTTCTTATGTGTATCTTGGTATGCCACGCGAACTTGAATTTAAGTTTATGGAAAGCAGTAGAGATGATAAAAAAGAACGCGCCGAAACATTGCAGATTGAACTTCAGACAGGTGCTATTACGCTTAATGAAGTCCGTTCAGAAGCGGGTCGCTCTCTCATCGAATCTCCTGAAGCGGATATGCCAATCGTTGTTGTTGGTAATACTGCTTATTTCATTACTCCTAATGGCGCTGTTCCTTTCGAAAGTTCTCCGAATATGGACGAACAAGGAATGGTTGAAACACCTGAAGAAAAGCCAGCGATAGAAGCACCAGTCACTCAAGCAGTTAAGGAGATGAAAGCGTTTATTCGTTGGCTTCGTAAATCTCCTGACCGCGAGTTTAAGTTTGAGCATGTTGAAGTTCTTTATGCTGATGTTCTAAATAAGTTTATTGGTGAACAGGATTACGATTCTGCTCGCTGGTATGCCGAGCGTTATTTAGCATAAGTGAACGCACTATGGCGACAGATGCACGGAGCCAAAGTTCGTTTATCTGTTCAACACGCGACTCTTATTCAGAAAGCCTTTAAGGGTTCTGTTGATATTGACAAGGTAGTGAAAGAGTGGCTTGATAACCACTTTACTTCGGAAGTAACAACTCAACAGGGTAGGGATTGGGCGCGTATTCACGTATTCGTTGATGACTCTAAACTGAATAAAGCGTTACGAATTATTTACGCAGAAGCCTACGCATTAGGTAGCGATATGGCTCTTGCCGCTATTGCTTCACAAATGCTCGACAAAGCATCAAAACAAGACTTGAAACAAGCTTCTAAAATCGACTGGGCGAAATGGAAGCCCGGCAATAAAGCAGCGGCAAATATGTTGAGTCCTAAAGGCGGATTATCAAGTTTAATGGACTCGCGCGCAGTAACACTTACTGGTATTAGAGGGACTACTGTTGATCGTATAGGAACGGAACTCGCTAGGGGATTGAAAGCAGGACTACCGCCTAGAGAAGTGGCGCCAGCAGTAGAGGGCATTTTGGCTCCCCTCAGAGAAAGAATTGCCAGCGATTTAGGTGCAAGTTTGACTGGATTGATCTCAGATTCCCAACGAGCATTAACGATTGCACAAACAGAAATGTCTAGAGCCGTATCGGTTGCTTCTATGCAGCAGTATGCAGATACAGGCGTTGAAATGGTTGAGTGGTTAGTCGCTGACCCTTGTGACGATTGTGCCGAAAATGCCGATGCCTCACCAATTTCACTTAACGATTCTTTCCCATCGGGCGATACGGAACCACCAGCGCATCCAAACTGTATGTGCTCAATCGCGCCTTATGTCGTTGATACATTAAATGTTTCTGATGCGTTATCATAAACCCACTAACTGATAGGATAAGCAAATGTCACAATCGACAACACCAGCAAACCCATCGCCGTATCAACACGGAACGATTACAGTAGGAACAACTGCTCAAACTTTGTTTATTGTGCCATCTGGCATGAAACGCGCACACGTTTATATTCGTAACAATAGTGCGAGTGCAACTATTTTTATTGGTGATACAACAGTTGCTTCAAGCGGTTCAACTCAAGGATTACCTATCCCATCAAGCACTACTCAGCCTCTTGAATTTACTGGTGGAACTACCATTTCAGTAATTGCTTCAAGTGCATCAACTTCCGTTTCCTATCTATGGACAGCAGGTAACTAATGGCAACAAATTACGCAACTTCATACGCTGCAATTACTAAAAGCGAAAAGCAAGAAGATGGAACGCTTCTTGTTTATGGCAAGGCAACAGATGACGCTATTGATAGTGATAACCAAATCTGTGATGCAGGTTGGTTGAATAAGGCTATGCCTGATTGGTTCAAGACTGGCGGCAATATCCGCGAGCAGCATTCAAACATTGCTGCTGGTGTCGCCAAGGAACTAGATAGCAAGGCTGATGGTCATTACATTACGGCTCACGTCGTAGATGCATCTTCTGTTAAGAAAGTTGAAGCAGGAGTATTGAAGGGGTTCTCAATCGGAATTCGCGCACCCCGTATTGTGCGCGATGAAAAGGCTGCTAATGGTCGAATTATTGATGGACAGATTGTTGAAGTTAGCCTAGTTGATCGCCCTGCCAACCCCCACGCCAAATTAATGCTGGCTAAATCAGATGGAACGGATGTAATTCAAGTGGAAGAACTAATCGAACAAGAGTTGCCAGCAGCAGAAGTTGTTGAAGCAGAAGTTACTGCCGAAACAACAGAAGTAGTCGCTGCTGATGCAGAAAAGCGTGCTTATGGTGAAAGCGCAGAAGTAGAAACAGATGAAGGTACTTACGACTCTGCTGGTCACGAAGTTGCAGAAGCCGAAGGAGATAAGCCAATAGATAAGTCAAGCGATGGTTGCACTTGCGCTGGTTGTATGAAATGCGCTGCTGACGGCGGTTGCGATAGCAAGATGTGTAAGGGCTGCACAAAGTCTGAACACAAGTCTGCTTCTATTGATAAGTGCTTAGAGTGTGGTTGCCACAAGCCAGCCGATAATCACGGTCGCGCAGATGTATCGACTGCTGAGATGGTATCTCCAACAGATACACCTAAATCAACAATTACACCTCTCCCAACAATCGAACGCGTTGGCGATGTTCAAGATACAGAAATCTTCGAAGAAGAAGATTCAATTAAGTCTGCTCTAAGTGCCGTCGATGTTGATGGCATTATTGAGAAAGCCGTAAAGAGTGCTACTGATTCCGTCCGTAGTGAGATTGATGTAGTTGTGGCTGCAAATAAGGCAGCACAAGAAACCATCAGTAAACTAGAGACAGAACTAGCAGCGGCAAATCAAAAGGCAGTAAGTGGTGGTCCTAAGCGATCAACTATCAAGCCAGCAGAAGTAACTGTTAATGAGTTTCTTCTAAAGGCTGCACAGTTCCGCGAAAAGGCTGCTGCAACAACAGACCGCGATCTCGCTCGTGGTTACCGCGAATTGGCTTCGGACTTTGAAGCAGATGCCGCAAAACTAAACAACAACTAACCTCTTTACGAAAGGAATACCTAATGGCACTAACAGCGCCAAAGGCTACTGATCTCTTCGGAGATGCAGAGTCACCAAAGGCTGCCGCTGCTGCTCACGAAGAATACGTGGCTGCAATCGACAAGTCTGCTCAGGCAGTTGTTACTGACCCATCTGCTCTTATGCAGATTATGGGTGGTAACGGAATTAAGTTTGATTCAGTTAATAAGTCAAGCGATTCAATCGCACAGTTGGAAGCACTTGTTGCTAACAAGTCACTTTCACCTGATGCAGTAGGTTCACTCAATGCGGCTCTTGCTGCTCAGCGTGTCGCTACAGATTCGATCAACAAGGACATCAGCCTTACAACACCTCTTTCAACTGCTTTCGCAGCATTTGATCTTGAAGCACCTGCAAAGTTGCTTACACCTCGCCCAACACCACTCCGTAACAAGATCGCTCGTAAGAAGGGCGTCGGTACTTCACACCGCGTAAAGCGCATCACAGGTTACACAGGTACAGGTACAGGCGGACAAGGTAACATTTGGCCGGGAATCACCGAAACAACAACAACCGCATTTGGTTCAATCAACTACGAGCGCGGATCAAAGATCGCTTACACTGCTGACGATCTAGTACTTCCTTACAACTCATACTCACTATCTGATAGCGTTTCATTCGATGCTAACTTCTCAGGTATGGGATATCAGGATCTCCGTCAGTTGTCCTCAACATCTACTCTCTACGCAACAATGTTGATGGAAGAGCGCATGATGCTTATGGGTCGCGGAACTGCTTCAGGCTACTCAGGCGCACTTGCTGCTCCAACAGTAACTCTCGCTACTGCTGCTGCTTCAGGTACACAGACAGGACTTGGCGCTGCCACTTACTATGTCTATGCAACTTCTGATGCTGGTTCATTTGGTGAGTCTGTTCTTTCAACAGTCGCTTCACAAGCAGTTTCTGCTGGTGGCGTTCTCACAATCACAGTAAGTAACGTAACTGGTGCTCTTGCAACCAAGATTTATGTTGGTACTGCTACTGGTGCTTCTAACGCTCACTATGTTGGTCGCATTAGCGGTCTAACTGGAACACTTCAGGGTTCTGCTTCAACACAGACTAAGGGCGATAATCTCGTCTTTAACACAACTGGAACACTTGCTTCAACAATCTCTGCTGATACATCTGCTTACGCAACAGGATATGACGGAATTCTTCCAACTGTCCTTGGTGCTAACTCAGGCGCAATCAATGAGATCAACTCTGTATTCTCAACATCAAATCCTGGTGTCGAATATCAGAATGTCTTCGCAACACTATGGGATTCTGTTAAGGCTGATCCTGATGAGGTTCTTCTCAACGGCGCAGATCGTAAGCAGTTGTCTGATGCAATCAAGAACGGTTCAACCGCTAACTACCGTATCAATCTTTCACAGACTGATACTGGTGACTATGTTGGTGGCGCAGTAATTGGTGCGCTTCATAACGAGATCACAGGCAAGTTGGTTGATCTTACTGTTCACCCTTGGCTTCCACAGGGTGTATCACCAGTTCTTTCCTACACACTTCCAATTCCAGACACAGAGGTTTCTGATGTATGGGCTAACGTGATGGTGCAGGACTACATGGGTATTCAATGGCCTGTATCACAGTTCGCCTACGAATTCTCAACTTACTTCCGTGGAACATTCTTCTGCTACGCACCTGCTTGGAATGGTGTCGTTTCAGGTATCGTTTCTGCTTGATTAAGTAAAAGTTCAAGAAGGGGCGCGGACTAATCTCTGCGCCCCTTTTCTTCTAGAGAGGGCAAAGAATGTCAAAGTTAATTCCACCAAATCACGGAATACGCGGAGTAGATGTTCAAACAACGCGTGGCACTAAGAAAGTAAATATAGGCAAAGACGGATTACTTAGCGTTAATAATCCAAAGACTATTAAGGCATTGAAAAAAGAAGGCTTTGTTGAAGCGAATCTCAGTTCATATTCGATAGGCGACCAAGATCGTGGCTATAATTGCACTGCTTGTGGATTCGGCAGTTGGTTTAAGAAGTGTGGGCGCTGCGGTCATGATAACGATAGATTAGAAACGGATAGTTCAAATGGCTAGTGCGATTGCCCCAAATACAGAACAATTCAGCGTTCCTTATTTGACTATTAATGAATTCAAGAGTGCGCCTACTGCTATTGACTACGACAATCTAGTAGTCGGGGGCAATCAGGCAGCCCAAGATGCCGAACTCACTAATGCCATTACTCGCGCTTCCTCTTGGATAGATCAACATTGCAATCAAATCCTTGGTGCTACACAAGACACAGAGCAACAAAGAGGTCGCATTAAGTCAGATGGCACTATTCGTTTCCACCCAAAATACAATCCAATTATTGCTCTCAATTCTTTTGCTTATGGCACCGACCCAAATAGCCTTGTAACCGCCACAGACCCCTCTAAGGCGTGGTTAGAAGAGGGAGAGGTTATATTCCCTTATGCCAGTTTGACCGCCTCTTACAGCAACCAAGGACCCCTGCAATTCGGTATGCCGTCAACTCCTGGACGTGAAATATTCCTGCGTTACAACTATGTGAATGGCTACGCTAATTCAACTATTGCTTCAGCAACGGCAGCCGCAACTTCCCTGACGGTTACAAATGCAACTGGAATTGTTGCTGGGCAATCTCTTAAAATCTATGACGGTTTATATTCTGAAAATGTAACAGTTGATACTTCTTACACATTTGGAAGCACAACAGTTCCATTGACTTCAACACTTGCCTATACGCATACCGCAGGGGTCGCTATCTCGGCTATGCCAGCAGCAATTAAGCAAGCAGCAATTCTTGTTACAACTGCGTTTCTTAAAGTGCGTGGAGATAACTCTTTGGTAATGGACATTTCTACACGCGGTTCAGAGGCAGGAGCAGCAGCCCGAAACATTGCTTCTGATCTTTCTTTAGCCGAAGACTTGTTGAAGCCGTTCCGTAGGATTCGTTAATGGCTTCATCTCGTGCCGCAGTTCGATCTGCTATTCAAAGTTGGATTAACGCTGGAACGATTGCCAACCTCAATCAGGTTCTAGTGTCCTTCCCTAAGCAGATTAACTTTCAAATTAACGCTACGGCTGGGCAGTTAAATCGCGCAGTCGGTGTAGTTCATATTGCTTCCGAGTCTGAAAATCGTATTGCTATTGGTGGCGCGTATAACGGATGGAAGCGCGTTGATTACCAAATTGATTTTCAAATCTTTCACCTGTCGTTAGAAAAGAAAGCCGAAGCAGGCATGGATTCCTTCGACACCGTAGTTGATGGCATTAAAGGTTTGCTTCGTGGAGGCGCGCATACGCTAGGATTGCCTGATGGTTCAGTAATTTGGGAAGCAGCCGAGCAGAGCATTAGTGTTTCATACGGCTTACCATTTACTAACGATGCTGGTGCAACAGAGATATGGGCTTCGGTTAGTTTCCCTGTTACACAGATGATTCAAGCATAGGAGAAGAAATGGCAAAGTTTAAGTATCTTGGCGAAGACAATCGTGAGTTCCCAACTCTCGGTCTTACTGTAAATGCAGGAGATGTATTTGACGCGCCATCTGATTTTGTTGCTACAAATGTAATCGTTGTACCAAAGATAACCCCACCAGCAGATACAACAGTAGGAGAATAACAAATGGCAGTCCAACCTTCCGTCAAATCGTTTCTAGGACTTGCACTAGAAACAACTAAGGGAACCGCAGTTACCGCAACTGATTATGTCCCTATTACTCTCAATAGTTTCAAGCCAGTCGAAATGATTAACGAACTTCTTGATAACGGCATTCGTGGTTCGATGGTTGAGAACTACAACTACGTTCAGGGTCGCCGTCATACGGAGATCGATTTTGCAGGCCCCGTATTCGCGGACACTATCGGTTATTTCGTTGCAGGCATTATGGGAGATGTAGTTACTACTGGTTCATCTGCTCCATATACGCACACTATCGCGTTGAAGAACGCAGTCGGTACTTCGGGAGATGCTCAGCCAAAGGCTCTCACTATTACTGACTACTATGCTGCTGGCGTTCGCCAATTTCCGGGCTGCCAAGTTCATGATCTTGAATTCACTTTCAACGCAGATGGAATGCTTGAATACACTTCCAAAGTAACTGGTTATCCTTCCGCAACTACAACTGCACCAACTCCTTCTTTCTCAACTGTAGTTCCAACTCAGGTATGGACAGGAACAGTTACAGTTGCAGGAACTACTATTTCTAACGCAGTTACAGGAACTCTTAAACTCACTAGAACAGTAGAGCCTATTTTCGGTATTGCTAACACTCAAGCACCTTATTCAGTATTTATGGGTGCGCTTACTGTTACTGGCAAAGTTACTTTCGTAATGGAAGATGACACTCAACTCACTAACTTCCTCTCGAATACTCAGCCAGCACTTACCTTCACTTGGGCTACTGGGTCAGGTTCAACTGCTACTCAGTTCGCGGTTACTGCATCTAAGAGCGCATATACCGCAGCAGTAGTAGAACGCAATAAGGATTATGTGGAAGTTACTGTTGATTTCAACTCTCTCGGTAACACTACGAATGTCGGTGCGACTGCTGGTTACTCACCAGTCAAGTTCACACTTCAAAACGCAAAGCCTTCAGGTACTTATCAGTAACCTGATTTAATGTTGTGTGGGGTGACGTGCCGCCTTCCCACTCCCCCACACAACCCAAACAATCGGAGGCGATATGGAAGGAACATAATGAGCGAAAAAACAATCAAACTCCCTAGCGGAGCAACAGTAGTTCTGCGCGATCCTCAAAGTCTTAAAGTCAAAGATCGCAATAAAATCTATGAAGCTTCTGAGGGCAAAGAAGGCGTAATGCAAGCACTCGCATTAACTAATGCCATTGTGGCTTGCTTAGTCAAGGAATGGTCTTTCGATCTTCTCCCACCATCAGTTAAGGCTGAATCGTTAGAAGAACTTTCTATTGCTGATTATGATGCTCTCGTTGAAGAAAGTGCGGATGCCCAAGAGGTTATCTTTCCAAGTTTTAATAAAACATTGCAAAATGAGGCAGACCCAAAAGCGGATACCGCAAACTCGAACGCCTAAAAGGGCTACTAGAAGGCGCGGACAGAAATGAGAATTTCGAATATCCCGATTCTGAGTGGTTCTATTATGAGTGTGCTAAGCAGTTTGGCTGGACGCCGTTAGAAACAGATGAACAACCAGTTCATTTGGTATCATGGCTAATTGCCATCAACCGAGTAGTTAAGGAGATCGAAGTTGGGAGTGACAACTAATTTACGACTCTTTAAAAAAGAATATGATGGTTTCATCAAAGACTTTGAAGATGGTGTTCGTTTGGCTCGTAATGAAATGGCTAACGTTATGGAACAACTTGCTAAAAACGAAATCAAAGGCAAGCGCAAGCCCAATGAAAAAGCCGAAGCAGGACAACCACCTAAGAACAGAACTGGCAATCTTCGTCGATCTATCACTCAAGTTAGATCGCGCGCAGGCTTTGGTATGTATAACGCAACAGTAGGTCCTACTATGAAATACTCCCGCGCCGTTGAAGAAGGCGGTAAGTACGCGCCTCGGTCTTGGCACGGAACTTCCGCTATGGCTGGCTTTCCTTATATGCGCCCTGCGTTTGAAAAGTTTAAAAAAGGTCCCATGCAGGAAATCATCAACAAATACTTGGGTGAATTCTAATGGAGTTAATGCCAGTAAAGATTGACATACTTGTCCGCGCTAAAGAAGCCATTGCGGAAATGCAGAAAGTCAATGGCGAATTAGATAGAATGGCAGTCAAAGGCGAACTCGCTACTGGTGCTATGGGCAAAATGCAACGCGCTTCTAAATTAGCAGGAACGGCACTTCTTGGGCTAGGTGGAATTGCAGCATTTGTTGCTTATGAAAGCGTTAAGTCCGCTATGGATTTACAGGCTTCTCAAACAAGGCTTCAACAGGCAGTCACAAATAGCAAAGTAAGTTTCGCTGCTGCCAAACCTGTTATTGATCAACACGCAGAGGCTATGGCTAATCTTGGCTTTACAACTGTTGATACATACCAAGCATTAGGAACTCTTACTACTGCGACTCGTAGTCCTCAAATGGCTCTTGATGCACTAACTGCAACTGCCGATCTTGCTCGTTACAAAACTATGTCGCTTGCTGACGCAGGCAAATTACTTGCTAGTGCCTCAACGGGGCAAGCGCGTGGACTTCGTGATCTTGGTTTAGCATTAAAGAAAAACATTCCTGCGGGTGCTTCGTTTGCTCAGATTCTTGCAATTATTGAAGGCAGAACGCACGGAATGGCTAAAGCGTTTGCTGATACAAGCGCAGGAAAACTTGAGGTTCTTAAAGCGCAATTCAAATCGTTAGAAGAACAATTAGGTACTGCATTACTTCCGACTTTTAATAAAATTACTCATTGGATTATTAAAGATGGGCTTCCTGCACTTAAATCACTTGGTAAATGGTTTTCGGAAAATAAACCCATAATTGTTGCATTTACTACTGCTCTTGCCGTTTTGTGGGCAGTACCAAAGATAACAGGAATTCTTACTGTTCTCACTACCCTAGGCAATGCTTATCTTGGATTAGCAGGCAAAGCCGATATTGCTGCTGCTTCGGAAGCGGCTGCTACTGGTGGGGAAGTTGGAGTTGGAGTTGGAGCAGGTGCCGCTGCTATTGGTGGTGCTGGACTCGTTGCTGGTGGTGCCATTGTCGGCGGTGCGGCAGTTTTAGCAGGAAGTGTTTATGGTGCTTATACAGAAGAGAAGAAGCATCTTAAACCAACTATGCCAAGAATCGGTGGCAAGGCTGGCGCTGCTGCTATGTTGAGTTATCAAAGAACATTAAAAGAATGGAACGCAACTTATGGACCCGATTCGCCTGCCGCAAAAGCGGCTGCTGCAAAGAAAAAAGAAACAGTCGCTCCTTCTGGAAGCCTCGCTGGACTAGGACCCGATACAACTGCCGCTTCTGCTGCTGCTAAGAAAAAGAAAGTTTCATTAAAAAGTCAGACGAAACTAAAGGTTGATGTTGGCACTACTTCCCATACAAGCGTTCTTAAACTAGATAGCAAAGTGCTTGCTAAATCAACCGCTACAAGTGCTGCTCATGGTTCTCCTTTAGCGACAGGACATACTAAATGACTCTTAGCACTTATCAGTTTTCTTTCAATGGATTTACTTTCGGCGCAGGTACTCCATATACAGTTGAAAAAATTGACGGACTTATGGGTACTGCTGGCATTCGCAACCAAGACGACAATCGTGGTTACATTGATGGTACTTATTCAGGGCGCGATTTCTATGATTCAAGAACAGTTAGTATTGACTTTATTCTTGTAGGCGATTCGTCTCACCCTGCTCAATACTATTTCCAACAACTACAAAAGAACTTAGCCCCACAGGTGTATGGCTATTACCCTGACCCATACGCATCAACTCAAGCAAGTACAGTTCTTGGCTTATTTCAATTTCAATTAACTGCAACAACAGGTCAGCAGCGTATGTGGGGTCGCGTTCGCTCTGTTAGCACTTCCGTTGATCCTGAATTTACTTATGGTTATATCTTGGCAACTGTTGAATTACATTTCCCTGATCCACGCTATTATGACGAAACCGCTAATACGGCTTCAGGTACTACTACTACTATATATAACAATGGATGGGCTACAACTTCCCCTGCCATAACTATTGCTTCACCTAGCGCAAGTGGAACTATTACTGATTCTGTTACTGGCGCGGTTATGACTTTCGCTAACGTGAATACTTCCTACCCACTTATCATTGACACGCTTCAACGCACAATTAGTCAAAACGGAGTTTCAGCGCGTAACACTTTAACGACTATGACTAATTGGCTTACTATTCCTGCAAACACTTCAACAGGTACTTGGACTAGCACTCTTGGTTCAATGGCTGTTACTTGGCGAAATGCGTATGTATGAGTTCAGACTTTCGTTATGTTACTACTCAACTTTATCAGTCGGGTGCAACGCCTAATCCTGTAATTGGTGAATATCCATTTACTAATGTTAATTTCACACAACAACTTTCCAGTATTGGAACATTTACTGGCGAGTTACTTATTTCAGGATTTGATGGCTCGACTCTCAATTTAGATGCAGGTACAACTCCTGGACAAACTGCGCTTTATGTATTTAAAGGCAGCACGCCTGTATGGGCTGGAATTATTTGGTTGCGCGAATGGGATTCATCTACTCAGATGTTGAAAGTTACGGCGCGCGAAATGCTTTCTTATTTTGAACATCGCCGAATTACTGGATTTACAGGTTCATCAAATTACAATGCTAATGCTGGCGGTACTGGCGTAGGCGGTTTGGTTTATGGAAATGCTAGTACAGGCATTGGTGTTGATCCTCTCTATATGATGAAAGACATATTGACTTACGCTAATGCTAAATCACACGGAAATATCGGCATTAGTTGGTCTTCTTCTAATCCATCAACTGCTTATGGTTCGTCAACAGTTATAAGAACTTTCTTTGACTTTGAATTGAAAACTGTTTATCAGGCGTGGAAAGATTTGGCACAAGCAGCCACCTATTTTGATTTTGTAATTAAGCCACGCGTATCAAGCGGAAAGATTATTAACGAAGTAATTGTAGGTACGCCTACTCTTGGTGCTACCTACAATGCTGCCAGTAACAGTTCAATCAATCTTCACTTTCCGGGCAATATCATTGATTACATTTATACAGAAGATAGCGCGAATGTTGGTAACTATTTATATGGCATTGGTTATGGCGCAAATCAAAATCGTTTAATTTCTAAGTATTACGATGCAGATAAAATTGGTAGTGGTGGGACTTGGCCGTTACTAGAAAACAATGTGAGTTTCATCGATGTTGTTAATCAAAATCTACTCAATACTGTTACTAACGGAAAACTTGCTGCCGTTTCATATCCCCCTACAACACTTCAAGTAATCATTAACAGTTATACCGACCCTGTATATGGCACTTACAATATCGGCGATCAAGTTCACTTAGTTATTTCAGATGATCGTTTTTGGACTGGCGCAAATGCTAACTACCGCATTATTGGTATTGATGTTCAGCCCGGAGAGAACGGTCCTGATAGAATCACATTAACTCTTAATTTACCTCTTGCAACGAACTTGGTGGCTGACTAATGGCGTATGTAAATCTTCCTATAAGTTTAAGTGGAATGTTTGATGATCTTGATGAGCGTTTAGCAAGAGTTGAAACAGGATATTCGGGTCCACAGGCTTCAGCCGATGCCGCACAAGCAACTGCGGTCAGCGCACAATCTCTTGCAGTCAGCGCACAAACAACCGCCGTAGCAGCGCAAATTTCTGCTGCTCTTGCTTCAGCACAAGCAATCAGCGCACAATCGTCTGCCCTTATTGCACAAGCGCAAGCGGTTGCTGCTCAAAATGTTGGGTTATATGCACAGGCTACTGCCGTATCAGCACAAGCAACTGCTGCTGCTGCATCTGCTCAAGCCACGATTGCATCTTCTCAAGCCGTAGCAGCGCAAACTTCTGCTAATGGAAAAAATACAGTTTTGTATGGAACTGCTGCCCCATCGGGAACTTCTCATACTACTGGTGATATTTATTTTCAATTTAATGGCAGCAATAACATTATTGCTCAATACACTTGGAATGGTTCTTCTTGGGTTTCAAACGCCATTACTTCAACTGTTATAGCAAACCTTGATGCTGGAAAAATTACTTCAGGAACAATTACATCTATTACATACGACAACGGTAGTGGAACATTCCATGTTAGCCCTAGTGGTGCTTTGAGTGCTTCATCGGCAACTATTACTGGAGTTATTAACGCAACTTCGGGTTACATAGGAACTACCAGTACGGGTTGGAACATTAGCGCAGCAGGAATAGCAAGTCAGGGTGGCGGCGGTTATATTTCTGGTGGAACAATTCAAGGCACAAGTTTTATTAATGGAGGCGGCACTTTCTATGTCAATTCTAGTGGTGCTTTAGTTGCTTCATCAGCAACTATTACTGGAACAGTAAATGCGACAACTGGTTATTTTGGTTCTTCTTCTAATGGATGGTTAATTAACTCAACAGGTATAACTGGTGTAGGAAGTGGTTATATTGCTGGCGGGTTTATTCAAGGAACTGTATTCACAAATGGTTTAACTTTTTCTGTAAGTTCTAGCGGTTATTTAACTGCAAGTTCAGGACAAGTTGGAGGTTGGTATCTTTCTTCTACTCGTCTTTACGCAACTGGAAGTACTTATATGGATTCCAGTACGGGTGATATAGCAACTATTGGAAATATAACTTCAGGTGGAAACATATCTACCTCTAGCGGAAATATCTCTAGCGGTGGTTTGCTTTCAGGAAATACAGTTCAAGTAAATTCGGGTGGATCATTATACTCTCTTGGTTCCAATCGTTTTAATGGTGTTATGTATTACGGTGACGGAATTATTTTTTCTCACCCAACCACAGGCGCATCGGCAAATGTTTATGTAAATCCAACGGCGGGTTCTAACTACGGAACTTTTGCTCGCTCAACATCTTCTCAAAGATATAAAGTTGAGATTCAAGAACAATCAATCCCGCTAGATTCTATTTTGGCGCTCACGCCTAAATCGTATATTGATAAGGCGCAAGCAGAAGAAAAGGGATCAACCGAAGGACTTCAACGCTATCTTGGTCTTATCGCTGAGGATGTAACTTTAATTCCAGTTTTGGGTTCTATGTTGGCAAACCTTGATTCTGAAGGAAATCCCGATTCGGTAAATTATGATCGTATTGCAGTAGCATTGATACCGTTACTTAAAGACCACGAAGCAAGACTTAACAAGTTAGAAGGCAAATAATGGATGTATCTATTGACGAAGTGTTAAAGTCAATGCGTTTGATCATCGGCGATCAGGCTCAAAAGATTGCTATACTTGAAGCAACAATTATCGCAATGAAAACTCCCGCCCCTACTACAACTGCCGTTACTGATCGTCCTGCCGTACAGGGACCTCAAGGACTTACTTCATAACCGAAAGGTGCAATTTTGTTCACCAATGTTAATGCAGCAACAATAATTTATTCGTATTTCTTTGTATTCGCTGCATTGCTGGCTGGAATGGCGATGATCGCTCGACATACTATTAGCAAGTACACAGAAGAACTCAAGGAAAAGTTAAACCGCATTGAATACGCCTTGTATAACGATGGTAAGACTGGGCTTATTAACAAGGTAGATGCCCTTATTGAAAATCAGCAATCCATCAAAATTGATGTTGAAGTTATGAAGGCTCGAATTGAAGATCAATAAACTTTTAATGTGGAAACTGATTTCTATATTTAGGGTGTGGTTTCAAACATTTCTTACTATTGAGATTGTCTTACATATTAAGGATGTTATAAATGGAACTTTCTTGTGGCAAGTTTGCCTTGGGGCTTTTGTGCCTGTTGTCATTCGGTGGGCTACCCCTCAAGATGAGTTTCCAGATGAGAAGTTGAAATGACAGATGCACACTCGGAGCATTTAACGCTTCACATGATTACCAATGTTCCTGAACACGCGCCACGCGAAACCGATCCTCATTACAATATGTTCAACGAGGCTAAGGCTCGCATCAAGCGCCAAGGGCTTTGGAAATGCGTAGTCAATGACGATCTTTGCTCAGGCGAGGCTGAACTTCACCACTCCACCATTGAGTTTTCTCAGATTGAAAACACCGATTCAGTAAAGGTGGCTCAGGCGTTTGGGTTGCATTTTGAAAACGATGAAGATTTCCAAGCGTGGATTGAATCCCCAGGCAATCTTGAGGTTCTCTGCGTAGCGCACCACCGCACACATTTTGGTATTCACGCCATCCCTGCCCCGCTTTGGGATGCGCTAAGATTCAGAAAGGCTGGCACATTACCAGCCGCCGAACATATCTCAGGAGATGACAATGGCAAGTAAAGTTAATTTCAAGATCAGTAAATCAGAAGCAGCATATATTGAGCATTACTTCTACGGCATCCTTGCCGCAGGTTTAGCAGCACACGAAATCGCTCCACACGATTCACTCAAGGTAGTTGCAGGTAAGGCAGTAGTTGGTGGCTTGCTTGCTCCAATCCTTGCTCGCGTAAACCCTAAGTCACTTGTTAATCAGATTGATGAAGTAACAGGTGCGCCAGCAACTCTCACCGCTCCAATCGTCACCGCCGCACTTGCGGATGCTCAGAAGATTGTTGCAACAGAAGCAACTAAGTAACCTATGGCTAACGCGCTTGATATT